AAACAGCTCATCTGCAACAACTTTGACGATTCCAACAGATGCAACTTTAGACTTCCCAGTAGGTACTACTCTAGATGTAATTCAGACTGGTACTGGCCAGGTCACCATCGCAGGTGAAGTAGGAGTTACAGTTAATGCAACTCCAGGGCTAAAGCTACGTGCACAGTGGTCATCTGTTACTCTGCTAAAGCGTGGAGCTAACAACTGGCTAGTCTTTGGTGACACATCAGCTTAATAACTAAAATTACGACAGGAGATAATTAGCATGGCAATTGGAAAAAATCTGGGTGCAAACTCACAGAGCTCTAACGACTTTTTGGAGCCACTGGCACCCATTAGCGTAACACCAAGCAACGTGACTGACCGTCCATACAACAATGGTGCGGTTTCCGTAAGCTTCTCATTGCCTGCTAATTCTCCTGCTGCAACATCCTATACAGTTACAGCAACACAGAGTGGTGAGCCAACTAGGACTGCATCTGGATCTTCTTCTCCAATCGTCGTAGAGGGCCTAGCTTCTGCCGTAGACACATTTGTTACAATGATTGCTACAAATGCCTCAGGCGACTCTCCTGTAGCTGATGGTGGTCAGCTTGTAGTCACAACAGTGCCAGCAACTCCTTCGGCACCAACAGTTACCACACCAGTACCATCAGCTGGAACTAACGTTACTGGAGCAAGCCAGGATGTTGTAAGCTGGACCACTCCAACAAGCGGTGGTAGTGCCATAACTCAGTATACATGGACATCTTCAGATGGAAAGACTGGAACTACAACATCTAACTCTGTTACCGTAGATCAAGAGGGTGGAACTGCTCAAACCTATCAGGTACGTGCTGAAAACGCCAATGGTGTTGGAGTTTATTCTGCAAATTCAGCAAGCATAACTACTTTTGGATTTACTCCATTTAGCTTTGTACCATTTGGAAACTTTGGCTTTGTACCATTTAGCTTTGTGCCATTCGGAAACTTTAGCTTCGTGCCATTTAGCTTTGTACCATTCAACAACTTTGCATTTACACCATTCAACTTTGTTCCATTTGGAAACTTTGCATTTACACCATTCAACTTTGTTCCATTTTCCTTTACGCCAAGAGTACGTGCTGTATAGTAAACCTTTATGCTATAATTGTTTTATATAATTACAGTAGAATGGAGGAGGAATGCAGGAGCATCCTCAGTATGACCCAAGAATAAGCAAGAGTCACTCTTCCCAACCACATAGGTTCTTCGAGAAAAATGTGGGCAACAACCTTACAGAGTTATCAGAAGCTTTGCTAGATAGGTATGGAAGAATCGAGCGTGCAGAGCTTGAGGGGGTAACTCCAGTGACAGATAGTGACTACTGGAAAGAATCTAATAGTGTATCCACTATGAAGTGGAGACAGTATAATGTATTTCAATTTTACATTCCAGGAATACGAAAGCTTTACGATGCAGTCAGCGAAATGGTTCATGAAGCTTGTGAATACTATGAGATAGACTTTGATGAACAACAGTACATGATTCAGGGTTGGTTTAATGTAAACTACTCTAAAAAGGGCAGACTAGACTGGCATGATCACTCACCTGTTGGTGCACCATTCTTTCATGGCTACTACGCCGTATCTGCAGAACCATCTGAAACTCACTACTATACATTCGGTGAGCACAAGATTAACAACAACGTAAATAATAAGGCCATATTGTCAGAGATGGGGCACTCACACGCCATGGCCGACTGGGACTGGGACGGACCAAGAATAACGGTAGCCTATGATGTATCGCCGCTATCTTCATTAGAAGGTTTAGGCCCAGAGGATGAACAGCATTGGACTCCTCTTCGATGAAAGCACTTCTATGTAAGTTAAGAGGGCATAAGGTATCAATAAATCAATGCCCAGTGACTGGAATTAAGGCTTATAGCTGTAATGCTTGTGGACCATTAGACAAGCATGAAAAAAGCAAAATGTCCTTCAACTAATGGTATAATAGGTTAGATATCTATTAGGAGAACTAACCTTGACAGTTCAAAGAATTACCCTTAGGCGTGGAACCGCCGAGCAGTGGACTACCGCTAACCCAGTTCTGGAATTTGGAGAGCTTGGTGTTGAGATCAGGCCAGACGGTACTACTGGATTTAAAATGGGCGATAGCTCTACTACATGGACAGACCTTCCTTATTTTGAAAGTGGTAGCTTTGCAGACTTTCTTCTTGCATCAGCTGTAGGAGAAAACGATGGAGTTGCATCATTGGATTCCAATGGCCAAGTGCCACTAACTCAGCTAGCTAATGCTGTAGCTAAGATTAACACAGAATTAAATACCCACAACTCAGACACAACATTGGTTCATGGGATTGCAGATACTTCCAGGCTAGCAACTATAGACTATGTCGATAGTGTCGCAGCAGGAATCGTAACAAAACCTGCTGTTGAAGCAGCAACTACTACTGCCCTAGATACCACGTATGATAACGGTGCACTTGGTGTTGGTGCAACCCTTACCTCTAACTCAAATGGTGAGTGGCCAGGCCTAGATGATTTGACAACTGGGTGGAACCAGTACGATGGAATTTTGGTAAAAGATCAGACAAATTCAGCAGAAAATGGTCGCTATGTCCTGCTTGACTCTGGATCATCATCAACACCATGGGTTCTTAGAAGGTGTAGTCTTTGCGACACAGCAGACGAAATACCAGGAATGTATCTTTTCGTAAAATATGGAACTCTTAATGCAGGTGCTGGATATGTAGCCTTAGTAGATAATCCAAGCACATTTACTGTAGGAACAGATAGTATAACTATGACGCAATTTGCTGGAGGGCTATCTGTTACGCCAGGAGTTGGAATCGTTGTTAATGGAACACAAATTTCAATTGACCAAGCAGTAGTTGCAAAGCTAGCAGACCCAACTTTTACTGGCACTCTATCTGCTAATGCAATATCAGCATCAAGCGTAAACGCTACGTCAATTACTGGCTCCCTAACTGGTACAGCAAGCAATGCCTCAAAGATTAACAATAGGTCTTTATTTGTTCAATCTACTCAGCCTACAAGCGGCATGGTATCTGGGGATATTTGGGTTAAGACAGCTTAGGGGATTCTATGGCTGGAACAAGTGGTAGCGAAACATCAGCTGCAGGTGTTGGTGGATATAAGATTAAAACAGACTGGTCAACTGTTATTATAGATGCTAACGGATCTCCTCGCCCTACAGCAAGAACTACAGTCAGAACGTATGTTATTGCACCAAGCAATAACTACTTTACTAACTACACCATAACTAGCTCTATAAAGGTTGGAAGCGTCACCCTGGCGTCAGCATCTCAACAGTATAGTACTAGTTACAATGCAACGCTACTTCTAGTTGAGAGCGTAGATAGAGACACTGACTATGCCTCAAATAGCGGTGGCACCTGGACAAAATCTTGGACAGTAGATGTCTCTGTAGATGGTAGCGGAACCAGTTCCGTTGTTCCTCAAAATATGACGCAGTCTTTAAGCGTTCCATTTGCCAATGTATATACCGTCAGCTATGACGCTAATGGTGGATCTGTTTCAACATCATCTATTAGGGCTGGATCAGGAGATGGAGTAACCCTGCCCACCCCCAGCAGAACTGGATATACATTTAACGGATGGTACAGTGCAGCATCTGGAGGAAGCTATCGTGGTGGGGCTGGCAGCTATTTTGCTGTAACCTCAACACAAACTTTATATGCTCAGTGGACTATATCAACACCAGCACCTGTTTTCTGGGATACAACGCTCGGTGATTATTCTTATGGTGCATATAATAGTTCCAACAGGGTTCAGGCGTACGACACAAACTCTTATTCATGGACCAGCAAGCCGTCCTGGGCTACTGGAGGAACAAATGGATACCTTTCAGGAACACCAAACCAATCTGGCACTTTCTATTGGTCAGTAACTGCAATTGGAGATGGTGGATCAACCCCACTTAATGGAAGTAGCTACGTATATTACCCAATACCTTCCTGGTCAGATTCATCCATGGGATCATCTCTTCGTAGAGGAACATACTACAATGACTCAGTTTCTGCAACCATAGCCGATAGCTCAGCTATAACATACTCTTCTTCTGTGGTCAGCGGATCTTTAGTGTCTGGACTGAGCTTGGGTACAAACTCATTATCTGGTACTCCAACATCTTATGGATCTTTTACTGTAAGATTTTATGCAAGCAATTCAGATGGTGGTGCAACATCAATAGATAGAGCATTTACAGTGAGTGACTATTTTCCAGTATGGTCAGATCAGACAGTTTCAAGCGGAAACTATTCAGTAGGGCAGGCCTACTCTGACTCTGTCAGTGCAATAGATGCTGCATACTACTCAGTATCTGGAACTCTTCCACCTGGAATAACACTGAATGTATCAACTGGACTACTGTCTGGATCTTTTACAGCATCTGGAACATACGTCTTCACTATCAGAGCATATAACAACACAAGCGAGTATATTTCTACACCTACATACACAATGACAGTCTCTGATATCGGAGGCAGGGTATATGTCTTCAATGGATCTATCTGGGAAGAAAAAGATATGATGTTCTATAACGGTAACTGGAACACACGTGGAACAGTATATTACTATGATGGGTCGCAGTGGCAAAAATCAATATAGTAGTATGGTAGAATAAGGTAGGAGAAAAATGTCACAACCATCTAATCTTTATGCAGAGAAAGTGTTTTCAGAACACCCAGTGGCATTGTGGGCTCTTGACGACCAAGTAGATTTCTTATCCTTCCTATCGTCAGCTGACAAAAAAATGTCTTCCTGGTCAATCAGCGGTGGGGAGTCATCTCTAGAGAGCCTTTCTGGTATAGCTAGACCGACAGAGTCACCAACAGTAAGGCTAGACGTCCAGGCATCAGATCAGTTAGTTGCAACTAGTAATGGAATTATTAGCCCTGTCTTGATGGATCAGAGTAAAGAAAACTTTAATATATCAACGTACGTTTACTCTCAGAATTCAGCAATCACATCTATTGATATTGGCTACGAATATACTGATGGTAGTGTAATACAGGTACTGGAAAACTTTTCAATATCTGGCACTGGAGTTTGGGCATTTTTATCTAAGACCTTTGACATGCCAGATACAAATGAGCCATTAAGGTTGGTGGTAAGGGTCAATGCTTCTTCTATTGGGGACTATGCATTGTTTATTAATGGAATTTCATTTTCACAGTGGAGTGAAAACCAAAACACAAAAACCTCTGGAACTTCAGGAACAAGTCTTTATTCCCTCGCCCCAAGCATAGCCATCGCTGACCAGCCAGCAATTGAAGCTCCTGCATATGGTCTAAAAAGCAGTCCTGGATACTATCTAGCATCCGATAGCAGCTTGTTGTCGTATAACGATGGACTACCAATTGTGTATGGTTCATCAAATGCAACTAAAATTAGACAAAGTGATTATGGACCATCTCTCGTACTTCCAGGCTTCGGATTCTTAAATGATGTTGGTAGAAATAAGAACATGACTTTAGAGACATGGATTCGGGTTTCTACTTCGTCCTATACTCCAACAAGAATTTTAGGACCAATAGGTTCAGATGACGGACTATATGTAGATGGCCAATTTCTAACATTTAAGCTAGATAACCAGACAATGTCTCACTTTGTTGGAAGCTGGGGAAGACCAATGTTGGTTCACATTAGAGTAATTAGAAACTCTGTGTCAATGCTCATCAACGGGGAGCTAACATCTTCAATGACGATAGATACTGATACGGTGACACTGCCAAGCTCAGACAATAACACTCTTTCATCTCTTTACTATGGCAAAAACCAGGACTGGATAGGATTTTATGGGAGCAACGACCTATTGTATTTTGACATTGAGTCACCAGCCATATATCCATACTCTGTTCCAGAAATAGTTGCAAAAAGAAGGTTTGTGTATGGACAGGGGGTAGAGTACCCAGAAAGCAATAATAGCTCATTCGGAGGGTCCTCAGCCATCATTGACTACAGAAATGCTGGATACGCAAATAACTACTTATACCCAGACATGGGTAGGTGGAACCAGGGAGTCGTAGAGAATCTATCTGTTGATGATAACGTCTTAACATCACCAGAATATCCTCTGCCAGAAATTATACTTAATAACACAGACAGAGAGTCGTGGCTAGAATCTAATCTCTCTGCTAACAACGACTCCACTGACCCAAGAAAGTTCATAAATCTATCCTTAGATAACTCAGATGGAGGATATCTATTCTTCAATAGTCTGGCAGTGCTTAGGCAAGATCTTAAAGCACTTTACGTTGTTTTTAGATCCACAGAAGACTCTGACCAGACCATTCTTAAAATTGAAGATTCTGTAACTAAAAACTTTTTTAGCATTACTATCACTGGTACAGAAATTGTATATACTTTGAAGTATGGAGCTAACATCACAACGGTAACTTCTGAGTCACAGCATACAGTTGGATTGGCCACCACTGCAGGCATTGATATTGACAAGTTCTCTTCTGTATATGGTTCTAACATTGCTACATTCTTTGGAGCCAAGAGTACTCTAAAGATGTACGTAGGAGATGAGCCAGATTTTTCAAGTACATTTACTGGAAAGATATATCGTGTAGGACTATCTACAAAAAGAAACCTACAAAAAATATCTCAATACTTCAATAGCAGTGGAACGGTTGCAAACATAGAAAACGTTTTCGACCAGTATGATAGTGCAACAGAGCTATCTGGTGGAGCATATGATACAGAAATAACAGACTTCTTAGATGGTGGAGACCCAACATCATTTATAGCTAGTCAGCTTTATACTCATACAGCAAGCTATACGGTATCACCAAGGGAGTACCTGGGGTATTTTGACATAGATATTGCAATAGATGCTTCTTGGCAAGACTATATTCCACTTCAGTACTTTGCTAAAACAATAACCGACGGCTCAGGTCAGTCATCGTATAGGCTAGATTATCTACAACTAAATGTTGACAACCCAATTGTGTATACACAAGCTGGCAATAGCTTTAACACTGATGGCTCTCCAGTCAGAACATATCTGTCTTTTCAATATATGGGAAGTAACCCCAACAGCCTATCTGAGAGCATACCAAATGCATTGCCAGCACCTGTAGATAAAGTAATTCAGCCAGGATTAGAATGGACTAATACCAGGTATGAGTTTGTAGACGGAACCGTTGTCTTCCCTCCAGAAGGCCAAGACTTCTCCAAAATAGCTTTGGTAGTTCATATAGACGCTATCATCCCTGGAATTCAAAGCTCTAAGGTAATGATTAAGTCACTGCAGATAGCTTCTCAGGTAAACGAGGTGTACAAACAAACACCAGTTGGAACTAAGCTTGGTAATGATGTGTACCCTTATGTAAAGAGTGGCATCTATAATGACTATAAGGCAAAAAATCCAATACAAATTTATAAGGGCACAAGCCCATACCTATACCTGACCGATGATGGAGGAATCAGGTTACTGGGCAGCACAGCCACTGATCGTGGAATCATGTTCCCAGTAAATCCAGAAAAGTCATTGTCTTATCGTGTCGGTGGCATCCAGCTATTTGCCAAGTATAACTATTCATCATTTCCGCAGGTAGCAGAAAAGATTCTGGAGATAGAGTCGTATAGAAAAACTATCTATGCTTATGTAGTTGCAGACAATACGTCTGGATCAAGAGGTAGGATATTCTTCACCGATGACTTGGGAGAGGCTGTTGGAGGTCTTTCTCTTTATGTAAATGGAAATCTTGTATCTTCGGGATACTTATTGCCAAACGAGTGGGCAGTGCTTTCCATTCAGTCAGCGGAAAGCCTAAACTTTGACTCATTTACTGGAAACATAAAGCTAGTTGGAAATCTATCTGTTGACTCTGTAGCTTCCTACAGGATCACATCTGATAAGACTGGTATTACAAATAAGTTTAGAACATGGGCAGAGCTAGAAAGCATTCTCGATGCTGAGGGAATTAATCCAGCAACATGGGAAGACTTTCTTTCACAAGTTCCAGCTATTACTTGGGAAAATGTATTGTATATACCAACAACAAAACGGTATTTAATTGATTTAGTAGCAATATATAAAGCTTACATAGGCACAAACAAGTTTATTGTTGGAGATTCTAGCACTTTGTCCTTTAAAAATTATGCTTATCGTGGATATATTGGTGCAGAATGGAACACAAAGGTTGTTTCTCCAGTTTAATGTGGTATACTAGTGTCATGAATAAAGAAAAGCCTGACGCTATGGAGCAAGCACTAAAAAGTGCTAAGCTAACAATGATGCCAAAGTCTGGTTACGCCTGGGGTATTTATGCCTGGAAGAAGTCAAATGGAAAGTTCTTTACAGATGGAAGCGGTAACGTTTTGAACATACCAGCTAACAAGGGTGACCAAAACCAGATTCAAAAACTTAAGACAGCAGCAGCTCATCACGGAGAGCCAGACGGCGAGGCCGTATTCTTTCCTGGTACTGAAAGAATTAGCGATGAAGAGTACTCAGAACAGATTGACAGAATGAAGCAGGGACTTATCCCTAGCATGAATGACGTTGGTGCACTTCTTGCTGCTAAGAAGAGTCTTGATGCCTATGGAGATGAGGGATAATGTCAGAATACATTATTAATGCAAGAATGGGCGAGTTTGACCCAGAGCCAAACGAATTTAAAGCAAAGGATCCATTTAATAAGTCTTGGGATACACTAAAGACTCTTGGTGGGATAGATTCTAACTTTAAGCGTAGAGCTACCAGAATTTCTAAGGCTGTTGCTGTAGAGCCAACAGATAGATATCTTACATCTGCTGGTGCCATCAAGACTGGTGAGGGTGCTAGCTCAAAGGAGATCAATCCTGGTTCTGTTTATCACAATGGTTACGGAATGTTTGATGTCATTACGCCACCATGGAACCTTTACGAACTGGCAAACTTTTATGACACTTCGTTTGCAAACCACGCAGCTATTGACGCTAAGGTTGAAAACATTGTCGGTCTTGGCTATGACTTTAGCATTGGCAAGAGAGCACTAATGCAGCTTGAGTCAAATACAAATGAGACTGCAACTCAAAAGGCACGAAAGCGTATTGAGAGGGCACGACTAGAGTTGACAGAGTGGCTAGAGAGTCTTAATCAGGACGACTCGATCACACACACCCTAATGAAATTTTTTACAGACGTACAGGCAACGGGCAACGGATATCTTGAAGTGGGACGAAAGACTAACGGTGAAATTGGTTACCTAGGTCACATACCTGCTACAACAATGCGTGTCCGTAGACTCAGAGATGGATATGTTCAGATCATTGGTCAGAAGGTTGTTTACTTTAGAAACTTCGGGGCAAAGAATCAGAATCCTATCACTACTGACCCAAGGCCAAATGAGATTCTTCACTATAAGGAATATTCTCCACTAAACACGTTCTATGGTATTCCAGATATTATGTCTGCTATTTCATCTCTACAGGGAGATCAGCTAGCCAGCCAGTACAATATTGACTACTTTGCAAATAAAGCAACTCCTAGGTACATCGTAACTCTAAAAGGTGCAAAGCTATCTGGAGATGCAGAAGATAAGCTATTCAGATTTTTACAGACAAGTCTTAAGGGACAGTCTCACAGAACCCTCTACATTCCTTTGCCAGGAGACTCAGATACCAACAAGGTAGAGTTTAACATGGAGCCAATCGAGAATGGTGTTCAAGAGGCATCCTTTAATGAGTACAGGCTTCGTAACCGTGACGATATTCTTGTTGCCCATCAGGTTCCGCTATCTAAGATTGGTGGTGCAGATGCATCATCTATTGCATCAGCCTTGGCTCAAGATAGGACATTCAAAGAGCAGGTAGCAAGACCAGCACAGACAAATCTTGAAAAGATGATTAATAAGGTTGTTCGTGAAAAGACAGACTTGCTAGAGTTTAAGTTTAATGAGCTCACTCTTACAGATGAAATTGCACAGTCTCAGATCCTTGAGAGGTATATCAAGACCCAGGTCATGACACCCAATGAGGCTAGAGAGGCTCTAGGTATGCCTCAGAGGTCTGGAGGGGATGAAGTCTTTGATATGTCTCCAAGACAATCTACTGATGCAAGAGCAAACTTAGCTGGAAACAGACAGCGAGATGCAGAGAGAACTAATAATCAATCAGATGGATCTGCAACTGTTTCTGGTCGTAACGCACAGGGTGAAGGAAATTCTTCAGAATAAAGTTACCATTTCGTAACTTTTTTATAAAAGAGGGTATATAATAAACTAGTATGACTATTTCGAAAACGCAGTTAGTTACAGACGGTGACAACGTACGTCTGTCAATGCCTTTTAGCAAGGTAGACAAAGAGAGACGCATCGTCTCAGGATTTGCTACGCTTGATAACGTAGATAGACAAGATGACATTGTAACCACAGAGGCATCAATCAGTGCCTTCTCAAAGTTTCGTGGGAACATTCGTGAAATGCACCAGCCACTAGCAGTCGGCAAAATGGTAGCATTTAAAGAAGAGAAATACTTTGATCCAGAATCCAAGAAGTTCTTCTCTGGAGTATATGTATCTGCATATGTTTCAAAAGGTGCACAAGACACCTGGGAAAAGGTTCTTGATGGAACCCTATCTGGCTTTTCTATTGGCGGTCGCATGAATGAGTGGGACGACGCTTATGACGAGAAGATGGAAAAGCAAATTAGAGTTATTAAAGAATATGACCTAGTAGAGCTGTCCTTAGTAGACACTCCAGCTAATCAATTTGCAAACATTATGTCTATCGAAAAGGTGGACGGCGTTGACGTCGTAAAGGGCGATGCATTTGATGTAGAGATTGAAAATGTTTTTTGGGATAATGAGTCTGGCATGGTAATGGTATCGGCAGAAGACTCAGCCGTAAGTCCAGTAAATGGCAATGCTATGAAGAACATAGGTTTCGTTGAAAAGAATGACAACGAGAAAACAGAAATGATAAAGTTCTTAGTTGATAGTGCTAAAGGCATTAATCTTTCTAAGATGAACAAGGAGGAAGATCCTATGACTGAAGAAAACACAAATGCAGCAGAAGACGCTGTAGTTGAGAAATCAGACGAGATCGCTCCAGAGGCAGATGCCGTAGTTGAGGCTGCAGACTCCGCAATGGAGAAGGCAGACGACGCTGAGGTTGTCAAGACAGACGACATGGATGAAGACGACATGGAGGAGAAGGCTGATGAAGCCGATGCCACTGAGAAGTCAGCTGATATGGAGGAAGAGGACAAGTCTTATGAAGACAAGAAGTCTGATTCTGTTGAGGCAGCTGAAGAGGTATCTAAGTCAGACGATGTTTCTGTCGCTGTTGCTGAATTGCAGAGCGGTATTACATCAGCCTTTAGCGATCTTTCAGCAGTTATTAAGTCTCTTAACGAGCAAGTTGCTGATCTTAAGAAGTCACTCGATGGTGCCAATGCAGAGATTAAGTCCGTAAAGGACGAGGTTACTGCATCCAAGAGTGAGTTTAACGAATTTGGCAAGCGAGTAGATGCTGTTGAGGCAGACACCGCTTTCCGTAAATCTGGCGATCTAGGCGAGATTGTTCAGGAAACTGAATCAGATATGGTTCAGAAATCCCTATGGGGCGGTCGTTTCCTCAAAACTGCCGACTTATTTAATTAAGACAAAACAATCACTTAGGAGGTGACAATATGTCGGAAGAGATTATCAAAAATCAGCCAGGTGAAACTGGTGAGCTAGGTGGAACAGCACCTGGTACATTCCAAGGTCAGGGTGCATTCGCATCTGGTGGTATTGGTGGTGTGACTGACCCAGGTGCAAGCACATTGGGCAACATTCCAACAGCCGAGTATGGCCTAACATCTGGTGGTAACGCTGTAAACCCTTCTGGTGATGCAGGTAGTGGTATCCTACGCCCTGAACAGGCACGTCGTTTTATTGACTACGTATGGGATGCAACTGTACTCGCCAAAGATGGTCGCAGAGTTACTATGCGTGCAAACACCATGGAGCTCGAGAAGGTCAATGTTGGAGAGAGGGTTATCCGTGCAGCTGCACAAGCTGTCGGTGACTACACCAACACTGGTGCTCAGTTTACCAAGGTTGAGCTAACAACAAAGAAGATCCGTTTGGACTGGGAGGTCTCAGCTGAGGCCCTAGAAGATGGCGTCGAGGGTGCAGCCCTTGAGGACCACCTAGTACGCTTGATGACAAATGCTTTTGCAAATGACATCGAGGACCTAGCAATTAACGGTGATGGATCTACAGGAGACTTCCTGTCGATCATGGATGGATTTGTCAACAAGGCAAAGACTGGTGGAGCACACGAGTCAGTCGTAACTGTTGCAAACAATGCATGGACCCCAGAGGTTATGCAGAACATCATCCTAGCCATGCCACGTAAGTACCGTGCAATCAAGAACAACCTTAAGTTCTATGCAGGTACAGACGTATTCCAGGGCATCGTAAAGAACAACGGAACCCTTGCAGACGCTATTGCTGAGGCCTTTGGCTCTCACCCAGGTGCTGCAGGAACACCAGCAGGTCGTGAAGCCTACCTAGGCGGAAGCGGTCAGACATTCGGTGGTGCTCGCACTACCCGTGTTCTAGGTGTTGAGGTCCAGGAAGTTCCTTACTACCCAGCTGGCTACATCGACCTGACATTCCCACAGAACCGTGTATGGGGATTCCAGCGAGACATCACAGTAAACCGTGAATACAAGGCCAAGAAGGACACCATTGAATACACCGTATTCGTCCGCTTCGGCATCCAGTGGGAAGAGGAAGACGCTATTGCATTTGCGGATGCAGCAGCTGACGCTTAATCCAACTGAATAACCTTGAGAGGGGCAGGGGCTATCTGGCCTCTGTCCCTTTCATTTTTATCTGCTATAATATTAAAAGAACCTTAGGAGGAGAAATGGCAGAGTTTAACCCAGAAGCCACAGATGGTGATGGAGACGGATTTGTCCAGGACGGAACAGAGTTTGAGCGTCCAGTGGAAGAAGTTTCTGTAGAGCCAGAAGTTGCAGAAGAGCCAGCTGTAGAGCTAGCTGAAGAAGTAAAGGGAGATGAAGTTATTTCATCCCCAGAGCGTCCAGTAGACGCAGAGCCAGTAGAGCAGGCCCTAGCACCAGTTGCTGACGGAGTCATCGGAACTGGCACAAAGAAGAAGCCAGCAAAGAAGAAGCCAGCTGCAAAGCAGGCATCTGACAAGGAAGAGACTGTAGCACTATACTCAACACGTAATGTAACTTGGGTTGGTGTGGGTAGAGTCCTAACTGGACTTAATCTAGTTCCAAAGTCTCAGGCAGACAAGTGGATTGGACGAGACCACATTCGTGTAGCTGATGCTGCCGAGGTATCCAAGGAGCTTTAAGCTATAATGGAAATACTGAGAGTTCCGCCATATGATGTTGTAGAAGCAACACTTACTATACCGACTGGGTTTTCTAGTCAAACGTTTACTGCTTCAATTACAGATATGGCGGATCTTTCTGTATCCACTCAAGAGTTTTCTGGTGAGTCTGGAGAAGAGTTTTCTATTAGCTTGAGTGCTAAGTATGATAACAATTACTACATTGAGATCACCACTGCAGACGGAGCAATTGTAATTCACGATACATATGAGGTAGTTAGGCCATACGTTCTTGCAGTCAATAAAGCAACAACAGCTTCTGAAATAGCTGCCTATGCTGCCAATGAGGAATTAGCCAGGGCAGTTATTGACTCAGTCATTCCAGATGGATTCTATTACCAAAAAAAGACCCTAGAGGTTCCTGGTAATGGTACAGACTTTCTTCCAGTATGGGATAGAGTCATCAAGGTTAACGAAGTTTATGAAAACAACGTTCTGGTAACTGACAGAACTTTTGCAATGTCAAAGGATAAAACAGCCATTGTGGTTGTTGTAGAGGGAACAGACAACAGATCAGAAGGTGCACCAATTATGTTGCCTGCAGCAGCCTCTGATAGCGGAGTTGTAGGATACACATATCTAGACTTTCCAAAGAGAAATGACTACAGGGTTGTAGTTGATCATGGATACCCAACGGTACCGTCCGATATCGTAAAGGCAACAGAGCTACTGATTAATGATATTGAGTGTGGAAAGCTAGAGTACTATAAGAGGTACGTAACAAGCTACAACACTGACCAGTTTAAGATTCAGTTCGACAAGGCTATTTTTGAAGGTACTGGAAACCTAATTGTAGATAAGATTTTATCCAAGTACCACAAGTCAATCACCAAACTTGGAGTGTTATAATGGCAGACTGCAATACGGGAGATTACCAATTTCCGCTATCGGCAGAAATATACCACCCAATAGTTGAGCAAGGCTCCTACGGTAACGTTAAAAAGCAATGGATGTTTGATAGGACAATAAGTCTAAGCCTGTCTACACCAGGAACTGCCATGAAAGAAGAGGTAGCTCCTAACGTCAACATAACACAGGAAAAGATACTTGTTGGCAGGTCCAAGGGAGACCTAAGAATATCATCTTCAGATGGAAATAATGCCATTACAAATATTGTAGTCACAAACATCAAAGATAGCAACTGTAATCCAATCTATGTAGAAACTTCTGGGTCTAGAGTAAACAAGTCAACTATCTTTGAGGTAGCAAGCCAGGAACCATTTGTAGGTCCATTTGGAAGCGTAGAGTATTACAAGATCGTATTGCGTAGGTCTGAGAACCAGGCGGTAGATATTTAATGAAGGTAGTATTTAATGACAAGCAGCTGATGAAAGATATGAACTCTCTAGTTCAGTATACACAGGGCTTCCTTGAGGGCACAGAGCTTGCTAAGTCAGCAATACTAAATAAGCTAGGCAAAGATGTCATAGAGGCATTAAAGAATTTTGTAGACTCAAATGCTAGGGTAAACCCCTCAGCACTAAACCATATATACGAGTGGTCAATGACAGGCACACCAGCTGGAAGACTATTTGATATTGACTATTTGGTTACTGGTGCTGGCCTATCCTTTAACTCAACCTTTAGACAGTCAACGTCAATTCAAGATGGTTCAACAACGCCATTCTATGATAAGGCTAGGATTATGGAAGAAGGAATCCCAGTAACAATTAGACCCAAGGGCAGAGTCCTAGCATTTAATGATAATGGTGAGCAGGTCTTTACAAGCAAGCCAGTTGTTGTTACAAATCCTGGAGGGCAAGAAACCACTGGGTCATTTGATCGAGTAATTAATTCCTTCTTTGAGAGCTACTTTACTCAGTCATACATTAGGTCCAGTGGAATATTCGACTACTTAAAGAACCCATTTCCTTATGCGAATAATATGCAGAGGGGCCTCCGTGGAGGAAAGTCCTACGGAAAGACCGTTGGATATAACTGGGCATCAGGAGGTGCAGCAGCATAATGTCAATTTACTACCCACCAGTTTTTCTTAATGCTTATATGCAAGAAAAGGTCTCCGAATACTTTTCCGACAACCCACTGAACGGCTTTGATGGAGATACGACACTTCCATTTTTTCCTACTAGCCCCACAGATATTGACACACTAACCGAAACCTTTCCAAATGGAAATGGTCAGTTTGCTGTATACGATAGAATGTTTAAAATGAGGAGAAGCCCATTCCCACACATAAAGTCAGAGCAGCTACTTTACTATTTTTACGCTACTGGTGAAAACCCCATTCCATTTATAATTGAGGTTGCCCAGCAAGTTCAAGACTTGCTAGATAACGGTGATGAGTCTGCACAGGACTTGAATGACTGGATTCGTGCAAGGCAAAGCTCAGACAATCCTCTGGTAGATGAGGCAGGCACCCCATTTGAGTTTGTATACTTTCATGACATCAAGGTTTACCAGTTAGAAGAAACCAGGGACATTGTTGACTTTGGAACAGCCAGAACTTTTGCAGGTAACAAAATAATTATTGACTATAATTGGCACAAATCGTAATTATATCATAATCGTCCTGTATAATTAGTAATGAGGAAACACGCCCAATTATTCTAACGAAAATGAGGTGAATAAATTATGGCATATACACGTGGTTCGAGTACCAACATTATCGTTGGTGCCGCATCTTTGTTTACGTACGGTACAACACTAACCGACGCAGACCTACCAGCCTACACTGCAGCTCAGTCATTCCGCGAGGATCTCTCGGACGACCTTGACTTCACAAACGTAGGTTACACCATGAACGGTTTGGAGCTTCAGTTCCAGCCAGACTTCGGTGAAGTACAGGTTGACCAGGTTCTTGACGTTGCTAAGCTGTACAAGCAGGGCATGCAGGTAAACATGAACACAACTTTTGCTGAGGCTACTCTAGAGAACTTGCTAGTTGCAATTGCTGCATCTGACAACGACCTATCTTCCCTTACAGGAACTGGCATCGGATCAAACTCTCAGGAGCTATTGATCAACGCTGGTAACTTGGGTGAGTGTCCAGTAGAGCGTGGACTTGTTGCTGTTGGTCCTGGTACAGGTGACTGTGCTCCAACAGAGCAGGTAGAGCGTGTCTACGTTGCATACCGTGCGTTGTCGATTGACAATGTTACAGTTTCTGCAAAGCGTGACGAGGCTTCTATGTTCGACGTATCATTCCGATTGCTACCAAACGACTCTGGTGCATACGGTAAGATCGTTGACCGCACAATCCCAGCTAGCTAATAGCTGCAAATATAACTTAATAGAACTGCCCTGGCTACGGCTGGGGCAGTTTTTTGCTATAATGGAGTATGGCCAATAAAGTGTATGAGAGCTCTACTGTAGAGTTAATTGACGGAACCCAGATTTATATTACCCCACTAAAGATATTTTACCTAAGAGATTTTATGTCTAAGTTTTCAGAAATAGAAAATGCATCCACAGAAGATGAAAAGATAGATGTTCTCATTGAGTGCGTTGCCTTTGCTATGAATCAGTTTAGACCAGAGATAGCATCCCCAGAATTAGTAGCTGATAGTATGGACATAAAAACGATGTATAAGGTTGTAGAAATTGCTGGAGGAATCTCCTTTTCAGAGAAAGCCGAGAGTGGCTCCAAGCCAGTTGGTGAAGGCTCTGGCTCTAGCTGGGAAGAACTAGATTTAGTTAAGCTAGAATCAAAAGCATTTTTGTTGGGAATCTGGAAAGACTTCTATGAGCTAGAGACCTCAATCTCCATGCCAGAGCTTATTGCAATATTGGAGTCTAAGAGCGAATCAGACTATGCTGATAAGAAGTTTCTTGCAGCTATCCAGGGGGTAGACTTGGAGAAGGATCAAGGTAGACAGGATGAGTGGACAAAGCTAAAGGAAAAGGTGTTCGGCCCAAAGAAGACAGAGGAGCAGGAAAACGATGTCACGTCACTGACAGGTAAGAAGGCTGCCGATGCTGGATTTGGCATTGGAATGGGGCTTTCCTACGAGAAACTCTAGTAAAAACAAGGCTCTGTATGGTATAATTAGTAATCACAACAAGTGGTAAAAGGAAGAGGAGACAATGGCTACAACCGTTAACGAAAACAAGGTTCTAAAGCTAATTGATGGGACAGAGATTAACGTTCGCCCGCTAAAGATCTCGTTGCTTCGTGACTTCACAAAGAAGTTCGAGGACATCGCAGATGTTGCAGACAACAATGAAAAGTCAATGGATATTCTCATGGCTTGTGTCCAGATCGCAATGAAACAGTATAACGCTGATCTTGCAGGAGACATCAAAGCACTAGAGGATAATATAGATCTACCAACCGTCTATAAGATCATTGAAGAAGCATCTGGCATTAATATGACAGAAGCTTTAGGTGGTAACTCTCTACCTAATAAGTAGAACAACACGAGGTGCTTAATGAATGGCTGATATCAGGTCTAATATACAGGTAAATATTGATACCGCTAATGCGTTATCAGCTATCAAAAATCTGCAAGCTCAGATATCAGCTTTTCATACCAGCATCCGCAATTCTGGAAATGCTGCCAATAAAGCAGTCTCAGACAATCTTACAAAAAATCTTTTAAATTCAGTTAATGCCACAAAGCAGTTTTCTGGCAGCTTAACTACGATTAGTGACAGGGCCACTAGCTTCACAAATGCCCTTGAAAAGAACAAGTTTTCCCTAGGCCAATACTTCAAGTATGGTGCTGCTACATCTAAGACTTTCAGCAGGGCATTTAGAAAAGAATTTGACACCATTGAGCTTGTGGCACGTGAGCGTGTCAAGACAATGCAGACACAATTTATCTCTCTTGGTAAAACTGCTAATGGTGCAATCGAGGCAATTAAGGTAAGACCTCTTACACTAGACATGGATAACCTTGGAACACAGGTTGCTATGACTGCACAGAAGCAGCAAATCTTTAATCAGCTACTTAAGCAGGGATCTACAAATCTTCTAAACTTTGGTAAGAATACACAGTGGGCTGGTCGCCAGCTCATGGTTGGTTTTACCCTACCACTAGCAGTTCTAGGTTCTTCAGCAATGAAGACATTCCAGGAGATGGAAGAACAGGCTATTAGGTTTAAGCGTGTGTACGGTGAGCTATTCACAACTGAGGCTGAAACCGAAGCAATGACCAAGGAGCTTCAGAAGCTAGCATCTGAGTTCACAAAGTATGGAGTATCAATTGCCGATACCATGGGCCTTGCTGCTGACGCAGCTGCCATGGGTAAGATGGGTGCAGACCTAACTGCTCAGGTAGCAGAGGCAACTAGGCTAGCAGTTCTTGGTGGGGTAGAGCAGGCAGACGCACTTGAGACGACTATCTCTATTACGAATGCCTTTGGTGTTGCTGCAGAAGATCTTGCTGGAAAGATTGACTTCCTAAACGCAGTAGAAAACCAGACTGTAACTGCTATTGAAGATTTGACAATTGCAATTCCTAAGGCTGGACCAGTTATCCAGCAGCTAGGTGGAAGCGTAGAGGACTTGGCCTTCTTCCTAACAGCTATGAAGGAAGGTGGCATCAATGCTTCAGAGGGTGCTAACGCACTAAAGTCTGGTCTTGCAAAGATGATCAACCCTACTGCAAAAGCAACAGAGATGCTCGGTGGCCTTGGCATTAACATTAATGGTATCGTAGAGGGTAATGCAGGAGACATCAAGAGCACCGTAATTCAATTTGCTCAAGCTTTAGATACATTAGATCCCCTGAACAGGGCCAGAGCAATTGAGGAGCTATTCGGAAAGTTCCAGTTTGCACGTATTTCCACACTATTCCAAAACGTTGTAGCTGAGGGTAATCAAGCACAAAGAGTTCTACAGCTAACTCAGGCAACCTCACAAGAGCTAGCCATCCTGAGCGAGAGAGAGCTTCAGAGAGTAGAAGATTCTCCACTCTACAAGTTCCAGAAGTCAATCGAGGACTTGCAAAAAGCACTAGCTCCAATTGGACAACAGTTTGCCGAGCTTATTACTCCAATCGTAAAGTTTGCAACAGACCTTTTAGATAAGTTTAATAATCTAAGTAGTGGAGTCAAATCATTTATTACTGGAACTATAGCTACTCTAGGACTTCTTGCACCAGTTGCCCTAATGGTATTTGGTCTATTGGCCAACGGTGTTGCCAATATCATAAAGGGATTTGGCGTTGTAAGATCCTTGTTTATTGGTGTTTCTCAGGCTGGTACAGGGCTATCAGCCTCCATGGGATACATGACCCAAGAACACTTAGAGGCAGCAACCTCTGCAAACTCATTGGGTGCAGTACACAGTAACCTAATAAATATCTTTACTTCTGAGCAGGGTGCCATATCCAACCTCAGAGTAGCATATGAGCAGGCAACAACTGCCATAAATAGATTTAATGTTGCATCTGGAACCAGGGTAGGCAAGGCACCAAACGGAAAGGGCGGCCTGAAGCTTGCTAGCGGAATTGTATCAGTGCCAGGTCCAAAGGGTGCTGGAGACATTGTCCCTGCCATGCTTTCTCCAGGAGAAGCAGTTATTCCAGCAGACAAGGTACAGAAGTACAGCTCTCTAATCTCTGGCATGATTGCTGACAATATCCCAGGATTTGAAAGGTCTAACGTTCAGGTTAAGGGGGCTACTTTAGCTGTAGGCGGAGCAGAGTTCTCGTCCTCTTCGCCAAAAGCAGCAGCAGAGCTTGCAAGGACAATAGATAAATTAATTGAGGCCGCAAAGCTTCTGGGTCTAAGTGCTGAAGAGGCAGAGCAGGTAGTCGTTGCGTTAGCAAAACAGACCGAAGCAGAGTCAAAAAATAAGAAGATTACAAGCGAGTCTCTTCGTGCACAAGAAGAGAAGCAGATGGGCGGCGGACTAGGCCTTGCAGGAAATAGAACGGTTGGTGTAAGAGAGGCTCTTGAAAAAGATAGACTAGTGATGGGCAATGAGGGCGTGACCCTTTCCCACGCAGGCACCCCAGTTCCACTAAGCAATGAGCAGCGTCAGAAGCTAGCTGCCCAGATGTCTCCAGGAACAAATAGGGATAGAGTTCTTAATATGGGTAAGGGACTTAACGCTTATAGCGAAGAGGTTTTCCCAACACCAGCAATCCTAAACGCCAAGGGTGGAATTCTTTCAAAGGGACAGGCCGCAGACATCATTAGAGAAAACCCAGCAGGGCTGGCAGCAGATGCTGCTCAAGCAGCAGGCTTAGATCCAAACTCCCCAGCCTTCAAGCAATTTGGACAAAATGTTGCTGACGAGCTAGCAGCAGATGCAAGTGCAGCCTTTAGCGATATGGACCTTACACCAGCGGTAAACAAGGCCATCGATAAGATGGAAGACAGTGCTGAAAAGAGAGTGCTGCAAGATCGTAAAAAGACATTCCGTACTCTCGGTGGTGGAAAGGGAGAAAAGAGGTTTGGTCTAGCAAAGGATGTGGCCCTAGATATTGGAGATGGCAGAAAGATTGAGGGCGGACCTAACTACATAGATAGAAGAGATAAGAAATCCTCAGAGGCAAGGCTTGCAGAGCACAAGAAGGCAGACAAGGCAGTTATTGCTCTTGCAAAAGCAAGGATTAAAGAAGCAGAAAAGCAAGGTAAAGCAGAGGGCACTGCAAATGGAAAGGCATTTGCTAAGGCAAGGAAGCAAGTCCTAAAGAAGGAAAAAGACAGCTACGTAGAAACAAGGGATAGAAAGAGCCCTCACCGATTAGCACCCAAAGACGGTGCCGACGACGGTAAGGCCTACGGTAAAGCACGCAATAAGGCCCTGTCAGCAGAAGACAAGAAGATAGCTAAACAAGCTGCTGCACAAAAGAGATCTGGCAGGGCAGGAAAAGCATTCGGTATTTTGGGAACTGCAACCATGGTCGCTGGCATGGCTACTCAGGTAGGTGGCCCAATAGGAGAGATTGCAGGCAAGGCTATGCAGATTCTCCCAGCCCTATCAGCAATTGTTCCTGCTCTACTAGCTTTGCCAGCACCGATTGCTATTGCCGTTGGTGCAATTGGACTTCTGGGATTCACACTATTTAAGCTACATGAGGGTCAGAAAAAAGCCTCAGAAGCAGGAAGAAAGCTTGCTGACTCGTTGGCTGCAGGTGCTGGTGCCATGGATGACTTCTCGAAGTTTGCTGGCACGGTAAACCCTACAGAGCTAATGGCCAGAACTAGAACATCACAGTTTGGAGATATTAATGTCAAGACTGGAAAGACAGAGTTTGGAGAGAACTATCTAGCCTCTGACCCTGGGAAAGAACTTGTAACAAGCGTAGAAGAGGGCATGCTAAAGCTTGGAAAGTCTCCTACAGTATCTAGGGTAGTAACTCAGCTAGGTCAGGCCGTCGCCAGCAATATTCTGACCAAGGAGCAGGCATCTAATATTGTTTATGCTTTGGGAAACCAGCTCGGAGATAGCACCTTTGCACTTAGTGTGAACGGCCAGCTTAACGAGCTACTAGGACCAGACGGAGAAAATATCCTGACCCAGGGCCTAGAAATTCAGGTAAGACTAAATGAAAGGTCTCTCAACTCAGTCATTGGCCCAACTGGTAGCCTAACGCAGCTATTCTCAGAAGGTGGCGGAGCAGAGAGGAACTGGCTTACTGGAATTATTGGTAACGTAGACTGGAAGAAGCTTGGAAACCTGGAGGGTCAGGTAGCTGGAGAAATTAATGGTGTAGTTCAGCAAATCGCACTAGGCCTAGACACACTTGACGCAAGGTACTTAAAGCAAATTCAAGCACTGAAGGATAGCGGAGATCTTACTGGTGCACTTTCAAAGCAGAAAGAGTATGAGGAGGCAAGGGCAAAGCTAATCGCTTCTAATGAACAGATGAGCAACCAGCTTTTTGGAAGGATTACAGAAATTGAAGAGAGATATGATAAAGCTCTAAAGTCTGGTTACGCTGTAGATGCTGGTCTTATGACACAGTATCGATCAATCGAAGCAGTCGTAAATCAATCAGAAGAGCTAGCAAAAGCCTTCTTTGACGGAAACGAAGAAGCAAAGAAGCTAATAGAGACTCTGTCAAACAGCCTTGTTCTCAGTAGTGAAACAAAGCTAGTATTTAATGCAGCCCTGGCTAGTGATACTCTAAGCATTGATGCCGCCAAGGCCATCCTTGAGGGTGATCTTAAGTCTACAGAGATTGAGCTAGTAGCAGACATGATGATCAAGTATGGTGCAGGAACTGGTCAGCAGATGGCAAATATTTTGTCTATGTTTACTGGAGATGCAAATGCTGCACAAAAGAAATCAGACTTCTTGCTAATGATGGATTCTCAATCAACAGAAGAATTCAATAGGGTTCTCAATCTTCTAGATATGGTTACTGCATATGAGGGTGCCATCGGCAAGGACGGAAAACTAATCTTTGACGCCTATATGAAGGATCCAAAGAAATTAGAGGCATTGCTAGGCAAGCTAACAGAGCTTAATGACCTAGCTGATGGAAACAAGCTAGAGTATGACGTAATTATTAACACAGATATTCTAGGGTCAGATGGACTGGCTGCCCTAAAACAAGATGCAGAATACTTCAAAACACTAGACCCAGTACAGAGATTCCTATACATACAGACCATGCTTACTGTAGAAGGAACCTATTCTAATTCAGATGTAGACTCATTCCTAGCATCTAAGGGGATAAAGCCAGGCGGCTCATCACTGAGCTATTCTCCAGGAGCTGATCGTGCTATTACTACTGGTAGATATACTGCAGCCCAGAGAACGCAGGGCATTCTAGATATGATGGCACGAGATGCTCAGAAGATAACGGAAGCAGCAACTACCAACATTGTTACTGGTGAGGAGACGGAGCCTACGGACACAGGCACTGGATCAAAGAGTGACCCATTCGCAAACATCTTAACTAGGCTAAAGCAAGTTAGGAATGCTGCTATAAACGCTGCAGGTGGCGTCGCAGAGCTTATGAGAGTTCTTGGCAAGGGGAAAGAGCTAACACTATTTAAGGGAATAAGCCAACAGCTTACATTTGCTGGGTACGGAAAAGAGTTCTCTTCATACATCTCTGGACTAGACGAAGAGACTAGATCTAAGTTTGTTTCAATTGAAAATGGAGTTGTCAAGGTAACTGCAGCAGGTAAAGCAATGAGCAGGGCCTTCTCAGAGGCAGCACTTGGAGACTACCAGCTATCACTTGTTCAGGGTGTGTCAGATATCAATAAGCAGATTCAGGCTGTAACCACCCTAACATCCAGAGGCCTATCCCTTAATGATTCTTATGAAATTGCTAGCGATGCAAACCTTGCCTATGCTATAGCCACAGCTGCTACCACAGAAGAGGTAGACGAGCTAATCTTTAGATTCCAAAAATTGCAAGAGGCACAAGAGAAGTGGGCAAACACAACACCAGAGGGAATTGAGCAAGGTCTTTCAAAAGCATTTGCATCTATCAAAGAATTCTTTGCAGCCCAGGAAGAGGCTGTCAACCTAGCTTTCCAGTCAGACACCTCATACCTGACGAATGCTACAGATGGTTTAATCACAAAAGCTGCTCAGGAGATAGAGGACTACCAGTACCTACTCGACGATTTGAACTACGAGCTGGACGGCATAGCTAAGCAAGAAGATGCTATCAACAAGAAATATGACGAAAGAGTTGAAGCACTTAATAAGGTATACGAGATCAATGCAGACCTAGCAAGCCAAGAAAAGGGTAAGCTAGATATTGCCTCTGCTTTGGCATCTGGTGACATTGCAGCTGCAGCCAGGGCAATTCAGGAGCAAAGAAGGCAGCAGGCAGAGCAGCAAAGAAAGAAGTCGGAAGCGATTCTTGAGGCATCTCGTCAGAAGGAGCTAACATCCGTTACCTCTTCAAACAACAGAACCAGGCTTGATATTGAAAACGAGATTAAAGATATTACAGAGAAGATCGCAGTTATTGAAGAAGAAAGACTGGAACCAAACCAGAAGCTACTCAAGGATGCAGAACGACTCAGAGATGTAAACCTAGAAGCTATTGGTAACGATGGATACTTGAACAAGACCAAGGCCGAGTGGGCTCTAGTAGAGAATGGAATCAGACTTGCCAAGGTAGAGTCAGAGGGATATTCTACATCGATTTTGGCAGCAATTAGCAACATTGAGAAGCTTAAAGCACTTTATAATGACCCAGCAACATTTACTGCAAAGTTGCCAGAAGACTTTAACCCAGTTTCCCAAAATCCAACAGCTACAGATTCTGGATCTTCTAGCACTTCTGGATCCAGCAGCTCCTCTGGTTCGTCTACAGACCCTGACCCAACTTCATCCAAGGATCCAGGCCCAATGCCTCCATATAATCCAGGTACTGGTAAATACTGGAAGCTTAAGAATAACAAATGGACTGCAGCAACTATACCACCAAAGCCAAGCTACACTCCTCTCAATACCTACTGGAAGTTTGACACAGCCAAGGGACAGTGGACATCGGTAAAGAAGACAACAACCACTACATCTGGCGGCGGCGGAGGAAGTGTAATGTACCGCTCCACTGGTGGAATGGTTCCAAAATACTTTGCAGCAGGTGGGTATGCTCGGGGAACAGACACAGTCCCAGCAATGCTGACCCCTGGAGAGTTTGTTGTGAGAAAATATGCTGTAGATAAGTTTGGAGCAGATAACCTCAAAGCAATTAATAGTGGTGCAAACCTAGGTGGAACCATGTATAATAGTTATGAAGTAAATGTCAACGTTAAGTCAGACTCTAACCCAGATCAAATTGCCAGGGCAGTCATGAATCAGATTAAGCAAGTTGACTCACAAAGACTAAGGAGTAATAGGTTCTAATGGCAACAGCACTATACATGAGCCAAAGGCAAAAATACTCACGCCCTCAAGCACTGCTATTCTCCGAAAATCCTGGAACAATTGATTTTGTAGACCAGGGTACTGAAAATGAGCAAGTCCTATATGCTCCAGAAGGATATGAGGTAGGAGCCTTATTGCCAGAGGGAGAAGACCTGTCCCTAGCCGACCAGTTTGTAATTTTATCCGATCACAATAGAAGTGGGTTGGATTTCTCAACTAATAGAATTGAAAGCCGTGAAAGAATGGTAAACGGCAGAATGCGTTCTTACCATATTGCAGACAAGCTGGAGCTATCAGTTTCTTGGGACATGCTTCCATCTAGATCCTTTCCTGGCAGACCAGACTTTGACACCCTTGGGATAGCCCCATACTCAAAAACTGAAGAGTACACAGCCGACAACGGTGCAGGTGGCGTAGAACTAATGGACTGGTATAATAAGCACACTGATCCATTCTGGGTGTTTATATCTTACGATAATTACAAGAGCTATGGATCAATTCCAGCTGCGTATAATCAGCTAGGAAGATATAGTCAGGTAGTAGAGATGTTCATCTCTAGCTTTGACTATAGCGTGGTAAAGCGTGGAAACGGCACCTATGACTTCTGGAACATAAGCATGAGACTTGAAGAGGTCTAAATGTTTCAAAATACAGATCTTGAGTCCTACCTAACAACATCATCAACTGTAAGCAGTGATAGTCTTGTGTCTGCAGAATGGAACATGAATATTGCAGACAACATCCTGCAGGTTGGTAACTATAGATATAGGCCCTCGGAAAGAGCTTCCCTGCCAGCATCTGCACAGTCTATCTATGCCGTAGCCAACAATACTTTTGATAGCGATGACGTAGGGAATTACTATACTGATGCAACTTATTCAGACATAGTCATTGATGGCGGATTCGATGATGACGATACACCCACAACCTTTAAGTCTAGAAGGCAGAAGGAGCAGATGCTCTATTCTCTCGAAGACTGCTTGGGAAGATTTAGGCCACGTTCAGGTATCAATAAGATTAGATATTTTAACAATAACTTTATTCACTTTGCTAATAGCAGTATGGCAACTAGGCCAAGATATTATATGGGGCACAGGGACGACAAGTTTAAATATTGGACATCCTATCGCATAGATGATAACGTCGAACGTGGTATTGGAAATCAGTTAATAAACGGTTCATATTACATAGACGATGCAGCACCATTTGTTGTGTATAAAAATCCAATTCCTGCAAACAGGCTTGTAGTAAAAATGCAAACCAATGTTGGAGGATCAGACCTAGGACCCTTCTACAGCGGCTCAGGGGCCTTCTCAGACCCTTTCTACGGTGACCAGAACATGACAGTACCCTCTAAGTGGTCAGTACAATACCTAGATAATGATATTTGGATAGATGCCATATCGTTTAGTGAAAGCTCAACCAGAACAGATGGCTCAAGAATAATTAAATCAGACGGCTATGTTGAGCTACAATATGGCGTAATCATTCCAGAAAAATATAAGAATTCGTTTTTCCTTGTTGGAGAAATCTTTTCTGAAAAAGTGTTGCCAGAAACAGCTGCAGATGGTCAGTCTTATCTAGTTAAAAGACCAACTGACGTCACTGGAACATTTTATATATGGCAAGATTCGTCAGGCTCCTTCGAGTCATTTTCTCCAACTTTTGGCTGGAGCCTGGTAGAAGATGAGTCAGCTAATAATGTGTCAAATTTTGTTAACACTTTGGTATCTCCACCAGAATACACTGACCCAGTAAGCGGACGTTCTGGTTATACAGAATTCCAAGAAATATCTGGAATAAGAATCCTGGTAGATACTATGAATAAGTCGGATGCAACCTTTGATCTAATTGAGATGTCTCCAAGACTAGTGGCAGACTTGACAGATATGACAAAGTCTTTTACAGTAAATAAAACTGCTTCAGATCTAGGGGTCACTGGATTGCCAGTAGGTCAGCTTCTAGCATCTACGGGTAGCCTAGAGCTGTTTGATACTGAACTAGCATTTAGCTCGGTAAATTCAGACAGCATAATTCAAAGCTTTATATCACAAAACTTACAGATAAAGCTATATGATATTATTAAGAATTTGGATGGGTACAAGTACCACGTTCCACTAAAAACATTTTACGTAGATGGCATGGCAGAGACAAATGTGCAGACAAGGTCTACAGACCTAGTTTTAAGAGATCTATTCTTTCACCTAGAGTCAATTTCAGCACCAGAGCTAATGATACCAGATACCTCTCTAAGCTATGCAATATCTACAATCTTGGACTATGTTGGTTTTTCAAACTACACAATTAAAATGCTTGATGGTCAAGCAGAGCCTATCATTCCATATTTCTTTGTAGATTCAAATCAGACCCTAGCCGAGGTCCTAGAAAGCCTGGCGGTTTCAACACAAAGTGCCATGTTCTTTGACGAATATAATAACTTTGTAGTGATGACAAAAGAGTATCTAATGGCAAGTGAGGGCGATCGGTCTACAGACATAACGCTGCTAGGCAGCCGAGACTCTCAGGCTGCAGGTGCTTACAAGAACCTGTCAAACGGATTATCTAAGGCAAACATTATAGAGATTGCCTCTAAAGAAAACCGTGTATACAATGATGGAATTGTTAGGTATACTCCAAGGTATATTCAGAAAAACTACAAGAACATTGGATCTGCAGACAAGTTACAAAGGGACATTAACTGGGTATACAAGGCATCAGAGCTTTGGGAGGTAGCCCCAGAAAGCAGTGTAACTTCACAGAATGAAACACTTGGAACGCAAGAGTCTTATACGCTAGGGGCATACCCAATCAATTCGGACATCCCATCCTCAGAGCCATCAGTATACAATGGTGCAGTAATCAATAACACAATTGACATTGGCGAAGCAGTCAACTTCATGGCTAGGTATAGCGGTTACCTGTATGCAAATGGAGAAATTATTAAGTTTGACGCTGTTCAGTATAGCGTGCCAGGACTGTCGGAAATAGAGTCAACCGATGGGAATGTTTGGATTACAAGTGTAAAAGATTACCAAAAGTATTTTGCAAAGATTCCATTTAACGGAAAGATGTACCCTACTGGTTTGGTTAGAATATTTACAGAGCCAGAGTACGAAGTCGTCGATGGAGTGACAAGGCTTAAGCCAGGTTCAATAGCTAGAAATGGAAGAGCCCAATTTGGTACACAGATTACAGAACACTCTGCAGGACTAGATTCATATTGGCATGACAACGCTAATGTTAAAGGCTGTAAGATGCGTGCCAATCTCATATTCGGCATTGAGGATTCTAGCAATATAACTGCAGGCCTACGTGGCGTAACACTAGAAAGCGGAGCAGCTGGAACCGATAGAGCTGTCGGTGTTGCAAGCTCTAGGAATGGAATTATAAAGAATTATCTAGCATCTAACTTTCCAAAAGATGTAAATGTTGATAGGCTACTGTCAACACAGACAGGAACTGTCCAAGCATCAGCACTAGTAATGACTGGTGGAAACTTTGCCAGTACGCAAGACCCACTTAATTATATCTCCTATGTTCACAAGCCACTGTCTGATAACTTCAAACATTTTGGGACTAGGCTTAGGATTGTTGGCAAGAGTCAGAACAATGAGATAAACTTTCAGACGCCTTATGGAAGCACACCATATTACAATGGAGTTAGCGGCGGTAGTGCAGGCCTCGCATGCCTGATCAATCCAGAAACTAACAATGGATACTACTACGAAATTATAGCACTAGACACTGTTGACACAAAGAGTATTGAAAATAAAGACTCAATGTTTAATATTGTATTCTACAAAATTATGAAAGATGCCACCACAGGCGAGGCAGTGCCAGTAATGCTTTGGGGAGGAATCACAAAGATAACGGTAGATAGCGGTGACTTCGTAGGTCAGTATAGAATGGTGGCAGAGGAAAATCCTAGCGTATATGATCTAGCGGTAGAGTATGAAGATATCGGCACGACAAGAACCTTTTACCTTTATCTAAATAATAAGCTTATCAGAACTGTAAATGATCTAAGTCCACTGCCAGTATACAATAACATGGCACTATTTATACGTGGAGCATCTCGTGCAATGTTTGAAAATATATATGCTATCGGATCAAACTATTCTCAAAACCCATCTTTAGCAGTTGATCTGCCAACGAGCACAGCTTTTAGCTCAGGAGAGATAAGCCTCAGCGAGTCATTCAGAAAGTACTCAATGAGCGGCATCGTGCAATCTACAGTGCTGTCTGGTATAAGTCCAGCAGAAGATCCTAAGTACAACCTATACTTTGATGAGTTTGGAACAATTATGAGAGAGGCTGCTTACTTTAATGTGAGATATGAAAAGGCATATCCAGCACTATATGCAAGACTAGCACCAACATTTAATAGGATTAAGACATATACCGTCTCTGGCTTTATGGCAGGGGCATATGGAGCAGAGTTCATGGTATTTAACGCAACTGACTCTACCATAGACCTAAGCGAAAATAGCGGAAACTATCTTAAGATTCAGGGAATTGCATTCACCCAAAAGTCATCTAATGAGTTAACCGTGGACTCACATTTTTCCAATAGAGGATCATTTTATGATTCGGCAGTATCCAATGATCCAGAGAGCATTTCTCCAATTGTCTCTAGAGAAGAATACAACAGAATTAAGAATAGTCGGATTAAGTATGGTAAGAATGAGTTTGTCTTAGATGCATCCTACATCCAAAGCCAGGACGCAGCCTCTGACATGATGGAATGGATTGTGTCAAAAATAATGAAGCCTAGAGCTTCCCTTGGAATAAAGGTCTTTCCTAATTCCATGATCCAGCTTGGAGACATCGTAAAGATTGAATACAAGTCAGACTCGGGAAAGGACCTTGCGATTGATTCCACTAAGCGTTTTGTAGTATATAATATAGAATATTCCAGAATGTCTTCTGGTCCAGAAATGACGTTGTATGTAAGCGAGGTGTCATAATATGGTTTCAGCTGAAGCAAACCTTCCAGAGTCTAGCTCTTCATCTTCTTCATCTGTGAAGGAAGCCACCCCAGACATTATTCTGGATGACCAGTCAATAGAGATAGATGAGGGTATCTTTAACATTGCCCTAGAGCAGTTGTCTGCTCAAGAGATCATAACCATATCTAGACACGATACAATTAACGGCCAAACAGTTGCTTATCAGCCAATTAAGAATCTCGCACAACTTGCTGTCAAGTATGGACCCCAGACAATAATTCCAGTACAGAATTCATCACGGGCATTTTTTAACAATTTCTCTATCAAGCTAGAGGACTACCTTCCCAATGAGGGCAATGGCCTAGGTGGACTTTATGTCTATATGAACTCAGAAAACTCTATTGTGATTGAGTTGGTTGGATTGGCAGAAGATGAGCAAGTTGAACTTCAGATACTAAGCTCAGGCCAGATTATTAATGATACAATATACTAGAGGAAAAAATGATAACTAACACAGGAAAAGACATTCTAGCCAAGTACTTGATTGGCCACGTTCCGTCATACGCATCATATTTGGCTTTTGGCTGTGGTGCAGCACCGCTATCTACATCAGATAACTTTAACCTATCATCATACGAGCAGAAGGAAAGCCTAGACTTTGAGATGTTTAGGGCACCTATTATCTCTAGAGGATATGTTACTCAAAATGTTTTAGACGAGAACGGTGACGTTACGGTTGACGGCGATGGAAACCCAGTACAGTATACCGAGATAGTTTTTACATCAGAGCTACCAACTTCAGAAAGATATGAGATTACGGAGATTGGTCTATACTCTGCAGGAACAAACCCAGTAACAAGCTCTAATCAAAGTAGAAATATTTATACATTTACTAACACAGAAAACTGGGAGTACCACACTAGCGTTTCTGCAACTGACATTCCTGTACACCCAGATACTCTCTATAACCTTGCAGACGGAACTCCTGGAGGATTGGAGTCGAGTATCAATGTTGAAGAGAAAGTTTTCCAGGCAAATGCAGACGACATCGTGCTTGATGACACGGTAAGAACTCAAAGAAACGAAAGACCAAGGTTTTTAAATAGCGTAATATTTATGCGTGGAGACACATCGTCAGTGCTTGGAACTGGAGATAATCTCTACGTAGAGTCAGATCCAGAAAGCGTTGACTACGATCCAACTCATATTCACTTAAATGGCATCCAGCTTGATCTGGATAAGTACTCTGCAAAGGATGAGCTCAGGCTCGCATTCTCAGTTATTAATAAGAATGCAGACAGCACTGCCCCAACAGATATTAAAATTATAGTGGAGTTTGCTACGCCAGAAGGCAGCGGAACCCAGCAGTATGCCAGATTCAAGACTCACCTTCTATCTACTACAAGTGATTTTGCTAATAACAGATATTTTGTTGTAAGCAAAAGGCTGGAAGAGTTAGACAAAAGCTCAGAGTTTTCCTGGCAGGGAGCGAGCGTAGTTAAGATTTATGCATCTGCCATAAGCGGAGGAGACTTCTCATCAGACTACTACATAGCACTTGACGCTATGCGTGTAGAAAACCTGAACTCCGTAAGCCCAGTCTATGGACTAACAGGGTACACAGTAACAAAGACAGACTCAGGACTCCCAATCTTAAAGGCACCAAACACTGCCAACCTTGTGGAATTTAGATTTGCAATGGATGTAGCGTAATGGCCGATAGCAATATTAAAAAAATCATTATTCGTCAGTCAGAGCTGCCGCCTCTAAACACAGA